TTAAACATATCTCTCTACGAAAGTTAAATATTGTCTGCTATAAGTTCCTTGATTGTTATAATTATAATCAAGACGTATCTTATTTCCAGTAATATTTTCAATTGCGGTTCTTACTTCTGACAGAGAATCATAAATTCCCAATAATATTTTATTTTTAGTATCATACAATTTGTATCTAGTTTTCATATTATTCATCTCCTAGTATCTTGATTTTTTATCAAAATTAGAAATTATATATTTATTAGGATTTTCTAAATAAATAATTTCAACATTTTTAACACAATAAAAATCAGGCTCATATCCAAATTCTTCTTGAAACGTCCGGATACATTGTTTTATTCTATCATTGAAAATTTTCTGATGTTTTGCAGAAAGCTTCATATAGTCATTTGCAACATCATAATATTCATCCCAAGCATTATCATTCATTTTTTCACATAATAGCTCTCCAAAATTGCTATGTTCTTCATAAAATTCTGCGATTCCTATATATACCTTTTCATCTTCATAATTTCTTTCTTTTTCCCACTCATTTCTGGCTGCTTGAATAGCTTCTTCTTTAGTGTCAAATAGCCTTCCAAAATTATCTTGGTCACAGTTCCAGCAATAAGCCCATTGTTCTTTATTTTTCATATATCTCCTTCAATAATTATTTTGAAAATCGCATAGCAACATAGACAGCTTTGTTACCAGCAGCGAGATCCATAGATACAAATTCATAACCTTGTTCTGAATAGATTTTTATTTGCTTCATACAGTCTTCTTCGATTTGTTCTTCATTTTCATTTGGCTCATATTTATTTACTACAACTTTATCCTCTGCAGAAGCAGTAGCACATATTAAGGCAGATAAGATAATAGCTAGTTTCTTTTGTACTTATTTCATTTCTTCCTCCTAAGTTTTATAAAAAATGTGAAAAGATTTCGTTCCATGTATTCAAAGTTTCCATATTTTGTTTTTATGATTTTAATTTTCATAAAGCCCCCTTAAGAAAGCATTTCATCAATTGTATGCTGATTTTCATCATCCGTTTTAGTTGGATCGTATTTTTTATATTTTAATAATTCTTGCAATTCTTTGATGTATTGTTGCAGCTCTTTTTTAAATGCAGTAATATCTTCTGCAGGAAGATTTTCCATTCTTTTTTCTATTTTTTTAATTTTTTTAAAATTAAAGTATTTTTCTCCTGTTTTTTTAAAATCCATTTCGTTTTTCTCCATAGCAGGAGCTAATAATTCTTTGATGTCTTTTGCCATTGTTACATTTCCTTGTAAAATTGCTAATTGGTCATCATAGAGGACATCTTTGTGCGTTAATGTCTTTATAGCTAAATCACTCAAAGAGAAAACTTTTTCTTGATAATCCGGAAAAAAAGTATATAGTTGCCATCTCTTTAAAAGCACAGAAACCATATCTTTACTTAATCCGATGCTTTCATACCAAGCCATGAAGCTGTCTGTTTTCTTCAATGCTTCTGAAATATTGTATAAAGATTCACAAAGACCGAATAAGTTATTTCGATACTTTCGAAATGTGTTCATAAAAATTTTTTCGTTTTCTTCCACTATTTCTTGATCTTCTTGAGAGATTCCTAAAGCACAAAAATCAAACTTTTTCACTTCAAGTGCATTTTCTAAATCTTGAAAAATATCATTCATCTTCAATCACCTTCCAAACTTCAATGAAAATGTTTTTGAGATAATCAATCTTTTTCGATTTACTTTCCCAAATTGTTTTTCCGGATTCGATTAGCTTTGAAATAATAGAACTTTGAGAAATGGGAAAAGCTAAATAAATTCCTGCCCTTGAAAGAATTTTTCCTAGATTTTCAAGATATTGTTTTTCTAAAGCAGTTCTTCCAACACGATTTGGAATTACTGCTTTGATTCTATTTTTATTTAATTTTGTAATCATGTTATGAACCGATTCTGTTGTAACAGAGTCTAAAAATGTTGGAATAATAATACTATCTGCAACAGTTGTAAATTCATCATCTAGCGATAGAATTGGATTTCCATCAATGACTATGAACTCAAATTTCTTTTTTAAGAGCTTGATAAAATTAAAAAATAATTCAATTTCATCTACTCTTAATTGAGCTGTTTTAGCCGGAATAAAGAAAAGATTTTCACGAATTTCATATAAAGATTTTGTATTATCTTGTAGTAACTCTGAAAGATAATGAATTTCCTTTGTTCTTTTCCCAGAAAAAGTCAAAATATTGTTTTGAGGGTCAGAAGTAAGAATACATGTTTTTATCCCTAAGCTTGCTTTATATGCTGCAAGCTGTAAGCTAATCCAAGATTTTCCGACTCCCCCCTTGTTATTTTTAATTAAAATTACTTGTCCCATAATCTTCCCCCCCCTTTTACTTCATATAGTTTTCAGGAATTAGTTTTTCTTTTTTCCAGTAGCCAAATTTAACTTTTACTATGTCATAACGCAATTTTCCGTAATTTCTGCACTTTTGAAATTGTTCCGGGTCAATATCCAATTCTAATAATTTTTTACGGATGTCTTGCCAATCAACAAGTGGCATTCCAATTTCAATAAAATTTGTAGGTTTAGACATTAGAACCTCCTATTCCAATAAAATTTTTTAAGAATCTTTTTTGTTCTGCTTGAAAAATAGAAGAGACAGGGTCTTTTTCATCTGCAATTTTGATATTCTCTAATTTCTTCCGATATTTTTTATAACATTCTGTGTTTAAGTAATCAGGATTTACTTTTTTGATTTTTTCTTCAAAATCTTCAATTGCTTGTAGCTTAGAAGAATTTTTGTATCCATACAGTTCCAAATATGCCAACTGATGATTGTAAATGCCTTGAATAAAGCTATTTATTTTTTCAGTGGATTGTTCAGCTTCCATTTTTTCTTCTGCCTGAATCCACTGTTCTTTCAGTGCTTTGTATAAAGCACCTTCTCCCCATTTCTTTTCTTGCATTTTAGAAAGAGCTGCTGCTATTTCTTCTTCTGAAATGTTCCGGTTTAAATTTAAGATATTTTTTATAGTGCCTTTAGAAATTTTATGTTTTTCTAAAAGCTCTATTATATATTTATTATTATTTATATTAGCAGTAGTAGTTTTATTTATATAGCTACTGCTATTAGTTGAGTCGACAACGTCGACTAGGGAAGAATTTTTTTCTTGAAAATTAAGACTTTTTGTCTGGTCGACATCTTCGACTAGGTCGACACTTTCGACTGCATACTGGTCGACATCTTCGACTGGTCGATACTGTCGACTAGTCGACAACGTCGTATAGGAAGTAGACAATTCTTCTTCCAAAATTTGAATCGGTCTTTCCTTGACTTTTCCTAGGTAAAAAATGTCAGATTCAAATTGGTCCTTAGAAACAATTTGTACTAGCTCGTTTTCTTCTAATTCCTTTTTACATTTCACAATGGTATCTTTGCTTTTATTCATCAACAAAGCTAGTTTTTGAACAGAAAAACGGATATAGACCCTTCTTTCTTCATCCCACCAACCATTCTCTAAAGAAAGTTTTAATTGATCTAATAGAAATGAATAAAGAATTTTAGAAGTATCACTTAAGGTTTCTATTTTAGTGATGATTTCTACTTCTTTTGAGTATTTTTGTAGCTTTCCATCAACATACCGTTGAGAAGGAACTTTTTTCATTCTTTTTATTTCTTTTTGATAATGAGGATTGTTAAACAACTTTTTATCCAGTTGATAATATCCTTGCTTATCAATATCTTGTAATGTTATATATTCCATGACATTCTCCTACACTTAAAAAATATTGTTGTGATAAACTAAAAAATTGAATATACTATAAGTAATACAGTGTTTAATAAAGGGGGTATTTTATGGATGTTTTTACTTTAAAATTACTAATTATCTTTTTTCCCGGTATTGTAGGTGTTATTGTGATTAACTATGCTATCAAAAGTGATAAGAAGCTAGAGGTTGCAGAAGGAATTGCTTATTCCTTTGTACTCGGTCTTTTATCCTATTTGTATGCATATATTTTTAAAATCAATGATATTTTTTCTCAAATTAACAGTGAAAAGTTTGAAATATCCGGTATAGATATTTTGGCAACACTAGGTTTATCGATTGGATTTTCAATTCTTCTTATCCTTGTGATAAAAAAGGAACTTTTTCATTGTCTTTTGAGAAAATTAAAGATTTCTACTTCTACAGGAAACAAGTATATTTTGAAAAATATTATTTCTACCAAAGATTCAAATCTGAATTATTTACAAAGTCATTGGGTATGTATTCGTTATCAAAACAAGAAACTGAACTACGTTGGCTGTATACAAACTGTTGATATTCTTAATGATTCTTATATTGAAATGTTACTAAAAAATGTTACTGTTACCACAGAGGAGGGAAATTATGACTTAGAAGCTCTCTATCTCTGTGAAAAACCAGAAAACTTTGTAATTGAATATATAAAAATTGAGGATACAGAAAAGTAATATTTTTCAGGAAAGGGGGGATTTTATGCCTAATAAGAAAGAGCCGATATGGAGACCATCAAATGACTCGGAAGTTGCAACCAAAACTCCTTCGAATCCGAAACCATCAGCACCAACTCCGAAGAAATAAAATTTCCCCCTTTATAAAACACTGTAATACTTTTAATACCTATTCTTTCACTTCAATAACATCTTGCTTTTCTACCTTTGTTTCAAAGAAATGTTTTAATCTCTCGTAGAAACTTCTTGTAGTAGTTAATGATATAGGCTCAATAGAATATCCATATCCAAATTGAGCATTTCTTGTTTTTAAGTCTTGCTCTGCTTCAAAATTGCTTGTATAAGCAGATAAGCAATCTTTTTCCGGACTTATTAGAACAAAAATTGTTACAGGATATTTATTCATAAAGACCACCTGTAAGTCTTTCTTGAAGTTCTAAAAAAGTGATATTTCCATATTGTTTGATTAAAGCCTTTAGTGTTTCTAATTTCATAAGATACCTCCTAATAAATTTGAAAAAATGTTGAAAATATACTTGTAACAAACTTTATTATTTGGTATAATCAATTTAGATGAGGGAGATGTAGCTTCGTTGGTTATATTCTTCTTGAATGAAAAATGAGTGCCTTTGGACGGGGGCTCATTTTTTTTATTTTGCTTCTGAAAGAGAACCGAAAGTGAAGTAATCTTCTTTGATAGAAGTGAAAGCTTCCCAAATTAGATCCTCCAGTATGCAAAAATCTTCTTTTGGGAGTTTTTTTCTTAATTCTTCCAAAAACTCCCTGACTTCTGCTTCTTTTCTCAAAGATTTACATTGTAAGTTGTTGCTTAACTCCAATTCTTGTAAAAACCGAACTATTTTTTCTCGTACTTCCAAATTGATTACACCTCATTTTTATATTTTTTTATATTCACATCACCTCTTTTGTAAAAAATTTTATATTTTTATAATAATTTTTAAGGTTATAAAATAATTATAAAAAATATAAGTTATCTTTTGTGATTATAATAAACCTTTTAAAATAATTTGTCAAGTGATAAAATAACTTTTAAAATTATTTTTAATCTTTAAAGATTTAAAAATGTTTGTTATAATATAAAAAAATATCTTTAATAACAAAGGAGGCTAGTATGTTAAAGTTTAATATTCATGTGAAAATGGCAGAGAAAAGACTTTCTCAAAAAGCAGTGAGTGAGTATGTAGGAATAACTCCCTCTGTGATGGGAAAATATTATCATGGAACAATAACTCGTATAAATCCAGAACATCTATCTAAATTTTGTGAATTATTAGAATGTAATGTTGAGGATTTAATTGAGTATATTCCAGATGAAGAGCCATCTTCTGCTGAATAATTAAATACTCAATGGCACAGTTGATTAGTAGTTTACTTTGGGGAAGGTCAACTATGAAAAAATGTGATAATCAACCATGCTATTCAGTATTTAATGAACAGGAGCAATTTATTTTTTATTAAATTTTTAAGGAGAGATATTTATGGAAAAAAAGAAAACCTGTTTTATTGTATGCCCTATTTCTGATGAAAAATCTGATATAAGAAAGAGGTCAGATCAACTTTTTAATCATATATTGGAGCCTGTATGTAATGAATTAGGGTTTGAGGTTATTAGAATTGATAAATTACCACATAATAATTCTATTACCGCTGAAATCATTAAATATTTAAAAGAAGCTGATTTAGTGATAGGAGATACCACAGATAATAATCCAAATTGTTTTTATGAGATTGGATATCGAGCAGCAATTTCTAAGCCTTTGATTTTGATTAGAAATGCTGGTCAAGAGCTTCCTTTCGATATTTCTGGAATAAATTCTTTGGAGTATAATTTGAATGGTCTTGCTAAGGCTGAGAAATTTAAAGAATCACTAAAAGAAAATATTAAAGTCTTGGATTTTGCTAAACTTCACGAGGAAGAACAAGATTTACAAAATTCAAATGAAAATCTAAATTCTATTTTACAATTATTATTAAATCTCAACTCAAAAATAGACCAAATGATAAAAGATAATAATACATATAGCCTTAGTCAAGCTTCTTTACATAGACTATTGGCAGAAATAGTGTTAAAAAAGAATGAGCAGGTACCAAAAACACAAGATGAAGTTATGCTAGAGTTTATCAAAGAAATAATGAAAAATCCGGAAGGGATGAAAGCCCTTGTGGATTTTGGGAAGTCTATTGAATAGATTTCCCTTGAATTCCGTCATAAAATCCTTTGTAAAAAGCCATTTCAGCTTTTTCGGCTTGTTGTTTTTGTTGTAAACTTTCAAAATTTTTAACTACAAAATCAGAATCTTCTGCTAGTTCAATATAAGCTAATAAAAGTGATAATAAAGCTATTTTTGCATTTGTTTTCATTTTTTCCCTCCAATTAAGATTACATTCCAGATGACCAGCCATCTGTTGAATAACTAAATACTCAATGGCATAGTTGATTAGTAGTTTACTTTGAGGAAAGTCAACTATTAAAATTGGAGATAATCAACCATGCTATTCAGTATTTAATAAAAGGAGTGATGAGTGTTATGGAAATAGAGTTTTCATCTTCAGAATTATCTGAGTTTAAAGAATTATCTGATTTATTTTCCCTTGAAAGAGAAGGGAAAATAATAAATCATAATATTTATGCCTTTTTTTGTTCAAATAAATATCCTTCATCCATTCAAACAATTGATTTTAATGATATATTGGAAGGGGATATTCTAGTTCATAATAAAAGTAATAAAAAATGTTATATTATTGATGTACAACCTTTAAGCCAAGGAGTTATTGTAAAGTATGAAACTGATTTTCAAAGGAGAAGAGAACAGAAAGCAGTAGTACAAAATATTTCAATAGGCTCCATTGGTGGTTCTGCCATTGTAGGAAATCAGCAATATGCAACCATTGACAATTCATCTATTCAAAATCTGAAAACTCTTATTTCACAGAAATCTGAAGATAAGGAATTATTAGAAAAATTCTTGAATAGAATTGAAATTGTGATGGAAGACAATCAGCCTATTAGTAAAGGAACTTTTTCTAAATTTAAGGATTTATTGACCAAGTATCCAGATATTTTCAATGCTGCTGCTTCTATTATTCTTAAATGGTTGTCATGATAAATCTTGTATTTCAATATTTCCTATATCAAAGAAGGTAATGGAAACAGAATTTTTCATACGCTCTCCAATTTTTTGAGTTCGAATATCAACTTCAAGCACATTGTGAAGTTCTTTATTATCTATTAAAACAGATATAGAGCGATCATTTTTACAAATAAGTTTAAAGCTGTGTTTTTTATTTTCCATTGACATATTAAAAACCTCCTTATATATTTATAAAATAATATTAGATAGTCAGTGAAAAGGGGATGAATAATTTTGAAGAAATTAGTATCTATTTTATTTTTATTTCTAACTGTATTATCTTTTGCAGAAACTGTTTACATAACACCAACCGGAAAAAAATACCATGCTACCAAAACCTGTAAAGGCTTAGTTAGAGCGAAAAAGATTATTCCTATCGAGCGTTCTGAAGCAGAAGCACGAGGATATAAACCTTGTAAACATTCTTATGGTGGATAAATTTTTGATATTTAAAGAAAGTTTCTGGTTGATTAACTACTACTAAAACTTTAAAATTAGGAGAAAAATGATGAATCTTGATGTAGGTGTTGTAAAAATAATAATCTTGTTTATTCCGGGGATATTAGGAATCTATTGGTTTACATATTTGTTTATTCCAAAGGTTAATTGGAATTTTGCTGAAAAAACATTCTACTCTGTTGTTTTAGGAATCATTTCATATGTTGCTGATTTTAAGGATTTTCTTTTGATAATTAGTACCTCAGAACAAGTTTTGACAAAAAAAATAACTTTATCATTTATGATAAAACCGATAGGAATATCTTTGGGGCTAACTACTTTTCTTTGTATAGTAAATAATAAATGCAAGCCATTAGATAGAATATTAACTTGGTTAGGAGTTAACCGAGTCTTAGAGGAAAAGAATTTATTAAATACTATCTATTTAGATCAAAATTTACGGCAATATATTTCAGAATATGTAGTTATCCGATGTAAGGATGGTAACCGTTATTATGGTCGGATGGAGACTTATACTTACAAAGAAGATACTTTACAAATTTTTCTTATTCATGCTAGTTGGTATAAACCAAAAGAAAAAGAAATTTATATGGAATTTTTGAGTATTTGCCTACACTACCGAATTACAGATATTTCTATTGAATCAATTGAGGAGGTATAACTTATGTCAAATAAAAAAAGTAGAATATTAAATAATAATAATACTAATAAGAATAATAAGCTCTCTTTTATGATTGGAATTGAGAGTGGATTAGTTTTGACAGAGATTAATAATAAAAAATCAGAGGAAAAGAAACCTAAGCCACAAAAAACAAAGATTGAAGTAAAACCATAAAAAATTTGATAAATGTTATATCAAGAAAATTGTTTACATTTCGCTACTTGCGAAATGTAAATTTTTATCTTTTTAAAACTTTTTTAGTTTTAAGAACTTATTAAGTTTTTTATACAATCTTTTTGATTATTTGTCAAGGAGAAAAATTTATAGTATAATCAAATCAGTTATTAAATATAATTTTTTGAGAGTTCTAATGAGGAGAAAAAACTATGAGAAAAACAGGAGATATTATAAGAGCCTTTCGTGCAAGAGAAGGATTGACCGGACAAGAACTTGGAGACAAAATAGGAGTATCTCAGGCATTTATACATTTGATGGAATCAGATAAGAGAAGAGTTCCACAAAAAACTATGGAAACATTGAAATTAATGCTATCTAGGGAAGATTATTTAGATATTCTTAAATATGAAGAGTATGCGACTACACCGGATTTCATTAAGAATGAATTGAAAAGAATATCAAATTTTAGCAAAGAAGATATTATCAGCGAATTTGAAATGAGAGAATACCCAATTTATGACAGTGTTTCAGCAGGATTTGGAATTATTCCTGATGCAGCTCCAATAGAATATATATCATTACCGATTTTGCGTGGCGAAATTGTCGGGATTTATGTTGTTGGGAACTCTATGGAGCCTAGTATTTCAGATGGAGATATTATTTTAGTAAAAAAAGATATAGAAGTTCAAGTAGGAGAAATAGGAGTTTTTGTAAATCAAGTCACAGGGGAAGGCTTTGTAAAGAGATTAAAATATAAGAATGGATGTTATATTTTAAAAAGTGATAATCCAATGTACACAGATGTTGAAATTCAAAGTGATGACATAATTTGTTGTGGAAAAGTTGCAAGAATCATTAAAAGAGCAGGAAATAAACCGGAACCGAAACTTGATCTTAGTGATTTGACAGAGGAAAATAAAAAAAGAGTGGAAGATTTTATCAATATTTTGAAATTGAGTCAAAAATAGCATGTGGGGGAGTATATGTCAACAGATAAATCAAAGCAAAGTAGTAGCCAGCTGATAGAACATATGAAAGAGAAAGGGATAAAATTTAATATTGTTAATGAAGTAGAAGCACAGCAATTTTTGGAAAATAATAACTATTATTTTAAACTGGCTGCATATAGAAATAATTATGAAAAGAACAGTAAAGGGAAATATTTAAATTTGGATTTTGCATATCTTAAGGAACTTTCTATTATTGATATGGAACTCAGATATCTAATTTTGCAAATGGCATTAGACATAGAACATTTTATTAAAGTGAAGATTTTAAATGATATTGAAAAAAATGACTTAGAAGATGGGTATAATATTGTTACAGAGTTTTGTAGCCAAAATGAACGGGTAAATTCTACAATTGATAATCATGCGAAAAGCGAATATTGTAGAAAATTGATTCAAAAACATAAAGATAATTTTCCTCTTTGGGCATTTGTGGAAGTAATTTCTTTTGGGGATACAATAAAACTTTATGAATTTTATTGTAAAAAATATGGAACTTTACAAAATTGGAAATTACTATATCCAGTTAGAGATATTAGAAATGCAGCTGCTCATAGTAACTGTTTGATTTATAATTTAGAAAAAGATAGAATAAAAACTTCTCCCAAAATTATCAACTATGTTAAATCTATCTCTACTATTGGAGAAGATATGAGAAAAAATAAATTATCAAATAAATTGTTTTCAGATTTTGCAACATTAATATATGTTTATGATAGTTTTGTCACAAGTGATAGCCTTAAACAAAAACGAGCAAAAGAGTTACAGTATTTTTTTGAGCAGAGAATGAAAAAAAATCAAGATTTTTTCATTAAAAATGATAAAATATGCTCTGCATATATATTTGGAAAATGTATTGTTGATAATTTTGTAGAAAAAATATTACAAGAAAAAGATAATTTTTTTATAAGTTTAATAAAAAAAATAGTTGACATTTTAAAAAAAGCATGTTAGTATGAGTTACGATTAAAAATTTATTTTTGTAGGGAGTGGGTCTTTTTGATTCATCCCCGATTTTTTTTATTACAATATTACTTAAAATTAGCTGCTTATGAATAGCAGCTTTTTTATTTTCAAAAAAACATTTGACAAAACAATCAAATAAGTTATAAAATAGAATCAAAAAAATATAACAAGGAGAACATATATGAAAATAGGGATTCAAGAATATTTAGAAAATTTGTTTTCTTCTGTTGATGAAATAGTGGATAAAAAAGGGGTTCCAATTGAATCTTTCGCAAAAATTGGAGGGTTAAATGTAGGGACATTAAAAAATAAACGGTTTTTATGGAAACAAGGACAATTACCAAGAAAGTCGACTCTTTTGAAAATAGAAAGAGCGATAAATTTTTTTACCCAAAATTAAAACGAATATAGTTTTAAAAAAGGAGTTGCAATGAATGGACAATATTGTTGGAGCATTAAAGTAATAGATGGGGAAATGTTATGTAATGGAGAAGTATATAAAAAAATTGTATTAAAAGAGTTTTTTTATTCAAAAGAAGAAGCTAAGAAAGCTTTTGCAAGAATTAAGCTATCACATCCTAAAAAAAAGATAATTTTTTCTCATCTTATTAAAGGAAAATGGTGCATTTATGATGAAGTATAAGGATGATCTTTTTCCGGGAAGAACGTATTGTTCTTGCAGTAACTTTTTATACTCCATTTATAACAGAGTTTTAAAACCGACTCCCAACACTAGAATTTACATTGATTATAACCAAGAGAAAATTATAATTGAATGTAAAATTTGTGGAAAAAAAGAAGATATTCCCTTTTCAAGAATAAAGCCAAAGAGAAATTCATGTATGGATTAGATAGAGCATCTATATCAATTGCTGTTGCCATGCATATGTTTGACCTTAGTGGGAATATTTTAAAACATTATCCAAAAGCAACTTCGAATACAATCAGCAGTAAGACGATGAGTTTTGACATAAATTCTAAAAATATTAACAAAATTAAAATAGTAGAAAAAAGAGAATATAGGATTTTTCAAATTGATTTTTCTTATCCAAGAAAATATTCTGACAATAATATCATCGTAGAGAATGATGAAGAAAGTCGAAGAAAGACAGAAAAAGAAATTTTAGAAGTTATTCAAAAGATAACGGGAGAAAAACTAAAATTAGAAAGAATGGTATATGACTATTTCGAATTTACAACGCAGCAAGAGGTAGGAAGTTTTTTTCATTATTATAATATCATCAATTTTTTTTATAGAGCATTGGTAAGAAATTTTAAAGATTTGGATAAAACACAGTATTACAACTATACAGAAAAAGAAGACAGATTTTATACAACAGGATTTATCTTCAAGCCGTTCAAAGGCTGGAAAATAAGGCTGTATGGAAAGAATTTTGAGCATAATAAGTATCACGAAGATAAAATATTTGGCGGACTTATGAGGATGGAACATGTCTTAACGAGGAGATTGATAAAAAAACTCTTTAATAGCTGTTATGTTACGGATATTCAAATTGAAGAAATGAAAAAACAAATCTCAAGTATTTTATGTAAGCAAATTTTTAAGATTTTAGTAGAAGAAATCTATAGATCGAATGAGAAATTAGAAAAAGCATTACAAAATTTTAAAAGCAACGATTTAGAAAGCATCATAAGAGATTATGCAGAGTGGATTTTAGATAATAGTATTGTGGATGATATAGTTACAAAAATAAATACAAAATCGTATAGACAACTACAAAGATACAGGAAAAAAATAAGAATAATTTTGAAGTTAGCTCAATCAAGAGCTTCTCCTAAGCGAGAGTATTTTGGAAACATAGAAAGATTGGAAAAATTTATAAATGAAATATTGCTGCAAAGTTGTAAGGTGGAATGCAATAACATAAAGCATTTTACCTGTAAAATTTTATCAAAATAGGACATAAATATGTCGTGTTTTTTGATAAGTGATTTCAAAAAAGCATTGGTATTATTAGAAACACTATTCAGTAATACGCGATAACAATAATAAGGGACCTCATTCCTGAAAGTGAACTTTTAAATTTTATAAAAAAATATGCAAAGACTAAGAACAAAAAGAAACAAAGAGGTGAGGAACATAGAAATTATAAAACTGAATTTACAAGATATAAAGAGAGATAGTACGAATCCTAGAATCGTAACAGAAGCACAAAAAGAATTGTATAAAAAGTTAGTAGCTAAGTTTGGAATGATACTTCCTGTGATTATTACAGAAGATTTCGTAAGTTGTTTTGACGATGCGAAGTTAGAAGCTGCTGCTGAACTAGGAATTGAAGAAGTAAGATGAGTTCTATCGATTTCTTTACAGTGCTTATTGCAATGCAGAAAAAGTATTGGAAGAAGGCGGAGCCTTTTATGTCTTTTATGCAGAATCAGAGGTGATAGCCTTCCGAGATGCTTTGGAAAAATCAGGGCTAAAGTATTCACAAACACTAGTCTGGGTTAAGAATTCTTTCAATCTTTCAAGACAAGATTACAATTGGAAACATGAACCTTGTCTTTATGGTTGGAAGCTTGGGAAAGCTCATTATTTTATAAAGGACTTTACGCAAGATACGGAACTTCAAACAGAAGAAATTCTAAAGAAGATGAGTAAGAAAGAATTGATTCAACACATTCTCGAATTGGAAGAAAAGGTATATACTACTGTAATTCGTGAAAATAAACCACTGAAAAATGATGTGCATCCTACGATGAAACCAATTAAATTACTAGCTCGATTGATTGCAAATTCGAGCAAAAAAGGATGGAAAGTTATAGATTTATTTGGTGGTCAGGAAGTACCTTGATTGCTTGTGAACAACTAAATAGGCAAGCATTTTTGATGGAATATGATCCGGTGTATGCTGATGTTATTGTAAAAAGATATGCAAGTATGGGAAAAGAGGATATTAAACTAATCCGAAATGGAGTGGAATATTCTTGGGAAGCCATCAAAGAAGAATTCTGAAAAAGGAGATAGCCATGAAAGAGAACTTTACGGAAGCTCAAGCAAAAGTCCTAGAGCTATATATAAAGCTTGAAGTGGCTAAGTTTGGGAACACAAAGAAAGAAAAATATGAAGAAATTCAGAGAAGAACGAAACAATCCATAAATACAATCACTTCTTGGATTTATCGTTACTTAGAAGATTTTAAAAAATATATTCAAGAAATTGAAAAAAAAGAAAAAAATGCAATAATATCCAATTTTAAAGGCTTGACAGAAAAACAAACAAAATATGTGTTGGCAAGAATGAACGGAATTGGGAAAAAAGAAGCTGCTATCTTAGCCGGATATAGCCCAAAGACAAAGCCGGCTAATATTGAAAAAGCTCCTATGGTAGCAAATACAATGGAAAAGATAAGACAGAAATATTTTAATGATGAATGCTTTGGTGCGGAGGCACAACTGAATCATCTTAAGTTTGTGATTGATATGGGAAAGGCTGGAGTGAAGACGATTGAATATATTGATGAAAAAGGACCGGAAGGAACATTGCAACGAAAGACAATCAAACATGAGTATCCATTGCAAGCTATCAATGCGGCAGTGAGAGAAGTAAACTCTATGCTTGGGTATAACTACATGGATGAAATGAGAGCGGAGCAACTCAAGAAAAAGAAACAAGAGCAATTGGTATTGATTGAGTGATGAAAGAATTTAAGGTACTGTCGGGAGATTTTACAGGCAGAGGGTCAAGGAGGCTCGGGAAAAATCAAATTGCTGGGAAATTTTAAACTTGCCAAAATTTTTTCAAGGAGAATCTGGAGGGAAAAAATGCAACAAATACTTGCTACAGAAAGCAGATTAGCAAAATTATTTCAATTTTCAGAAAGAAAAGTTCGAGATTATTTTAAAGCCGCTAGAGTTTCTCCGGGAAAATATGATTTACTTCAGTCTATTGAGATTTTTGTGGAAAGTAATTCAGGAAAAGATGAAGCTGCGGAGTTAAAAAGAGCAGAAAAAGAATTGAAAGAATATAAGCTGAAAATTTTGAAAAAAGAATATCATGCAGAAGCTGATGTGGTAAGAATTGTCGCAGATATGAACTATCATTTCAAAGCAAAACTTATGGCAATTCCTGGGAAATTAAGTGTTGTACTGACAGGGCAAACGAATCAATTGGAGATAGAAAATATTTTAAAAAAAGAAATTACAGAAGTATTAGAAGAACTAAAAGATTATGAATATCAAGGAGAAATGGTAGATGAATGTGAGTAAGCATACTGCAGAACTAATAGCAAAGATTGTTCAAGAAAGTCTATCACCACCGGAAAATTTAACAGTGGCAGAATGGGCAGATAAATATAGAGTGCTATCTCGTGAAAGTTCAGCAGAGGCAGGGAAATGGGATACCAACAGAACTCCATATATGCACACAATTCTTGAATGTATCACAGATATTGAAACTAAGAAAATTACTATGATGTGTTCTGCACAGATTGGGAAAACAGAGATGTTATTAAATGTGCTTGGTCGATATATGCACTTGGATCCATGTCCAATTCTTTTTGTACAACCTACTGTTGATGATGCCAAATCTTTTTCCAAAGAAAGAGTTGCCCCTATGATTCGAGATACCAAGATACTAAGAGAATTGGTAAAAAAAACAAATCGCTTTGAAGAAGGAACTGTTCAGGAAAAAAGTTATCCGGGAGGATATGTGAGATTTGTAGGAGCCAATTCCGCATCGGGATTAGCCAGTAGACCGATAAGAATTACATTACTAGATGAGGTTGACCGATTTCCACTATCAGCAGGAAAAGAAGGAGATCCTGTCAAACTTGCAGAGCGAAGAACCAATAATTATTTTAATAGTAAAAATTTGAGAGTGTCTACTCCTACGGATGATGCAACTTCAAAAATTCAGCTTCTTTATCTAGCAAGTTCACAAGAAGAATGGAGTTTACCTTGTCCATACTGTGGAGAATATCAAGCATTGGACTTTGAGCAAATGAAATATAAAGATTTAGACGAGCCTGAACTGGAATGTAAATTTTGCCATAATTCTGCACAAGAAAAAGAATGGAAAAAAGAAAGACAACTCAATGGAAAATGGATTGCAAAATTTCCAACAGAAAAGGAAAATAGAGGATTTCATCTCAACGCATTAGCTTCTCCGTGGCTAACATGGAAGGAAATCGTAAAGGAATACTTGGAAGTAAAAGATGATGATTTTCAATATAGAACCTTTATGAATACCGTTCTTGGAAAAACATTTAGTGTAAATTTAGAAGCTGCTATGGACTACGAAGGCTTGTATGAGAGCAGAGAAGAATATGGGGCTGAATTACATGATGATGTTGTTATTTTAACAGCTGGAGTCGATGTACAAGATAACAGATTAGAAATTGAAGTAGTTGGTTGGGGCTATGGATATGAAAGCTATGGAATTATGTACAGAGATTTTCCAGGAGATCCGGGGAAAGAAGATGTATGGTTACAGCTAGATGAATTTTTAAGGAAAAAATTCTTTTTCAAAAACAAGAAGTATTTAACGATTGCTGCTTGTTTAATTGACTCAGGAGGACATCATACAGGAAGTGTGTATAAGTATGTTTATAAAAAAGAAAAACGTGGAATTTATGCAATCAAAGGTCAAGGAAGCTGGGGAACGAATATGTTGAATGGATTCCGTAAAACCACAAAGAAAGGAGTTCCTTCGATAAACCTACTAAGCCTTGGAGTAAATGCCTTAAAAGATTTGACATATTCACGATTATCTATTTTACAAGGTTCCGGGAAATGTCATTTCCCACAATCATCAACACAGGGTTATGGATTAGACTACTTTAAAGGGTTGACAGCGGAAGTGAAAGTGAAAAAATCTACTCCAAAGGGAATGAAAATAGCATGGGAAATATTAGATGGTAGACGAAATGAACCGCTAGATTTAAGAAATTATGCAACTGCAGGCATTGAATTGATTCCCATTGACTTACATGACAAAAAATATAAGAGAAAAGGAGAAAAAGCATGATATTTACAGAGGAACAATGCAAAGAACATTTAAATGCTTGGTTAGCTGCCGATTTAGCTGTTTCTAAAGGTCAAAGTTATACGATTGGAAACAGAGTGTTAACAAGGGTAAATTCGAGTGAGATAAACAAAAACATAAAATTATGGGCAGATCGATTAGCACAGGTACAGAGAAAAAGTAGAGGACCAAGAACATATCAAATTATTCCGAGATAGGGGGAAGTTATGAATGTAATAGATTGGACAGTAGGATTTTTGAATCCAAAGGCTGGACTTGCAAGAGTAAAAAATAGAAAGGCATATAATCTTGCAAAGATAGAGAATGGCTATGCGAACAAAGATGATCCTGTTCTTCAAAACTGGTTGGTTTCTTCAGAGGGACCGGATACAGATATTTTGATTGGCTTAGATGATTTAAGAGCGAAATCAAGAAATTTGTATATGAATAATGATCTAGCAGGAGCAGCACTCAAAAAAATGAGAACAAAGACAGTTGGAAGTGGGTTATTGCCAAAGCCAACTATAAATTACACATACTTGGGAATGGATAGAGAGGAAGCAAAAAAATTAGAAAGAATTATAAAAAATAAATTCAATGCTTGGGCTTTATCTACGAATTCAGATGCAGCGAGAATGTTTACTTTTTATGAGCTACAATCGTTATTACAGTTAAGTTGGGTTATGAATGGGGATGCCTTTGCAATCCCATTAAGAAAAAATAGAAAAGGAATAAACATTGAGTTATGTATCCAGCTATTAGAAGCAGACCGTGTCATCAATCCACCGGGAGCAAATAACTACACAAAATCGGGAATTGAGTTTGATAAACATGGAGAACTAAAAAAATATTATATTGCATCGAGCCATCCGGGAGATAACTTCAACTATGAAGTGAAAGGTTATCCCGCATTTAATAGCTTAGGGAGAAAGAATGTTTTGCATATCTTTGAGCCGGAACGAATTGGACAAAGAAGAGGGGTACCTATTTTAGCTCCGATTATTTTTTCTCTAAAACAATTAGGGAGATATAAGAGTTCAGAGCTCACAGCTGCAGTAATCAATGCGATGATTGGTTTGATAGTAGAAAGCGAAGATGCAGAACAAGAAGGATTTGCAGGTAGATTCGGAGTTCAAATGGAGGATGAAAATACTGCGGAGAGTAAGCAAGAACAAACTAAAATCCAACTAGACCATGGAACTTTAGTAGTGGGAAAACCGGGAGAAAAAATTAAAGAATTTTCTACTACAAGACCAAACAAAAACTTTAAAGAGTTTGTGGAAGCAATCTATGAGGAAATTGGAGCAAATTTGGAGATTAGTAAAGAAGTTTTGATGTCAAGTTTTAAAAATTCTTATAGTGCTGCAAAAGCATCTTTGGAAGAAGCACATCAAAGATTTCAAGTTTCCAGAAAGATTTTAGAAAGGACTTTTTGTCAGCCGATTTATGAAGAATTTATTTTGGAACTGATAAAAAATGGAGATATTGATTGTCCAAGATTTTTTGAAGATGAATCTATTCGTTATGCCTTTACTCGTTGCATTTGGGTTGGAGCTGGAAAATCATCTTTGGATCCACTCAAAGATGCAAATGCAAACATGAAGGAATTGCAAAATTTCACAACAAGCCGAAGTATCATAGCTGCTACAAGTGGATATGATTATGAGGAAATCTTTAGAGAGAGAGCGGAAGAAGAAAAAGAATTGGCTATTCTCGAAAAAGATTTAATCAAGATTCGTAAGGGGGTGAAAGAGAATGGTGAAAAATAAAAAATTCTTTGAAATTAACAATTTAACGGAAGGTGTTGCAGAGATTCGGATTTATGGCACGATTACCAAATGGGCATGGGAAGAAGTTGGAGAAGTAAGCTCACATAGTTTTGCAAAAGAGTTAAAAAATTTGAAAAATATTTCAAAAATTAACTTGAGAGTAAACTCCGGAGGTGGGGATGTATTTGAAGCAAATGCTATTTTCAATTTACTGAAAAGCTATGCAAAAGAAAACAATGTAGAAATCATTGGATATATAGATGGATTAGCTGCAAGTGCAGCAAGCTTCTTAGTTTTATGTGCTCATAAAGTTATCATGGGAGTTGGATGTTTATTTATGATTCACAATCCTTGGACATATACGAAAGGAAATGTAAAAGAATTGGGACAAACGATAGATTTTTTAAATAAAATCAAGGAATCCATTTTAGACATCTATGAAACGAAAACAAAGCTCACAAGACAAGAAATTTCACAGAAAATGGATGAAGAAAAATGGTTCTCTGCAAGTGAAGCATTAGAGAGTGGATTTGTAGATGAAATGAGTGAAATGGAAGACGTGGAAAATAATATTTTGAATGCTGCAGGAGAGAATTTTGTACAAAATTTCATCAATTCCGAAATTTTAAAGAATAAAGTAGAAGAAATAAAAAATAAAATAAAGTTAGAAAACAATCAAGGAGGAAAAGAAATGCCAAAAAATTTACAAGAATTATTAGCACAATGTCCAGACTTAATGAATGAATATAAAGCACAAGTGGTTGCAGAAATTGCAAATCAAGAAAAAGAAAAAGTAGAGGCAGCAATTAAAGAGGAAAGAAATAGAATTAAGGCTCTAGAGAGTATTCCTGTATTGAATGACAAACAAAAAGAAATTATTGCGAAGGCAAAATATGAGGAAGCGAGAGATCCAAAAGACATTATGGCAGAATTCTATATGTCAAATGCAAATAAGGCTGCAGCAGAAATTCAAACAGCAACAGCGGAAGCCAATGAGGCAGGATTGAATACCATTACACCTTCTGTAACAAATGAAGTGGAAGAAGGAGTTGTTGACCAATTATGTGCAGCAGCAAAAAATATTTTTGATGGAGAAAAATAAAAAGGAGATGAAAACAGATGGCAAAGAGTAATAGATTTGAGCAACAAGCGGATGTGAGAGTGTTTCAAGGAAGTTTCCCTGTGGAAACTCTGGATATGACATTAAAAACACAAGTCGAAGCAGGAGATGTGGTTGCACTTGATACAAGTGGAAATCTTGGGAAATATGATGGAGCAACTTATACAGATGTCTATGGAGTTTCTTATGAAACGATTGAGGCACCGGGGGAAGCAGTTATCATTTTAACCGGTGGATTGGTAAAAGGATTTTTAAAATTTGGTTCAAATGAGAAAAAATTAGTGGTTGCATTAAGAAAAGTTGGAATTTTTGTAAAATAAGGAGGATTAAAAATGCCGGGATTTTATACACCAAAAACAATCAGAAAAGTAAGACAAAATTTAGATAATAAAAGAGATTTTTTAACGGAGTTATTTTTTTCAAAGTCAAATACAGTTACGACAGAAGATGTCATTTTGGAATATACGAAAGCAGGAGAAGCAGTAGCACCATTTTTGACACCATTGGAAGCAGGAAGACCTGTTTATAACAAGTCTAAAAAATCAAATATCATTAAAGCTCCATCCATTGGACCTGAATATACTTTAACACCAAAAGATGCATTCGATAGAGCTCCGGGACAATCTGATGATGATTACAATCCTGTCAAGCGAATTGGAGAACGAATGGCAGAAATTCTGTTAGATCAAGAAAATTATATCAAAAATAGAATTGAATTGATGGTTTCACAATTCTTAACCACAGGAGTTGTAAAATCAGAAGATGGAAAAGTAGGATATGAGGTAGATTATGAGTTAGGAAATAAATCAACATTAGATTCTTCGCATAAATGGACAGCATCAGGAATTGAGCCATTGGAAAGTTTGGATGAAATGATTTCTTCTGCAGAAGTGAATGGGTTGAAAACAGAAAATGTGGTATTAGGTTCAAAGGCAGCGAATTTATTAACAAAATCAAAAGGATATAAAGATGCAATTTCAAGAGACTTGCAAAGTGAATTCGTGAAAAAAGCGGTGCGGTTATATCCGGGAATTGTTTGGTTAGGAACCTATATGAAATTTGGAGTAGAGCTATTCTCATATAATCGAAAAGTAATTGGAGAAGATGGAAAGCCAATCCAATTGTTACCAGCTAACATAGTAATTGGTGGACCATCTCAAGGAGAAATTTTATATGCTCCAATTATATATATGGCTGATGGAATGGTTCATGTGAAGAAAAGATACTCTAATGTGGATACCACCAATCCAAAGATTGCAAAAATTACGACAGAGTCAAGACCGGTATTACAGCCATGTGATGTTGACACATATTTTTCAGTAACAGTTTGTGAAGCTTAATCAAAGAGGGGAACTTTCCCCTCTTCATGGAAAGGAGAGCTATGAAAATAAAATTTTTAAGAAATTATGGAGAATATAAAATCGGGGATATTGCTGAGTTTGATGGAGAGGAACTGGAATATATTGTAAATACATTAACAGCAGTTTCTGTAGAAGATGGTTTCGAGAGTGACGAAATTGAGGAAGAGCAAGGAACAATGGAAGAAGATCCTGAATTGAAAAAAGAAACGAGTAAACGAGCGAAAAAAGGAGAAAAATGAATTTCAAAGAACAGATTCGACAAGAATTAGAAATATTTTTAAATCTAGAAGAGTTTGGAGAAATATTCACTTTGGATTCTGTTGAATACGTTGGAGTCATTGAACAGCCAAATTCAGAAGTTCCAAAGGAAGAATATGAAGGTGTGATTCGTGAAGTTGATTTTATTGTATATACAAAATATCAAGAGCCTTTGGAAAAATACACCTCAGGAAAGCAAGTATGGTTGAATAAAAGACTGTTAGTTGTACATCGTGCTTATGAAGAAGAAGGACTGTTTGTGATGGAAATCGCAGAAAGGAATAGATTCTAATGGAACATTTTTTAGAAGTGAAAAACTTAGAAGTGGCAGAAGCTATGCTGAGAGGCATTCCAAATGGAATAGAAAGAGCTGTAGCTGGTACAGTGAATAAGGCTTTAGGGAAAGTAAAAACAGAAATGAAAGCAAAAGTAACTTCAGAATATAATATTAAAAAAATGGAAGTAGAAAAATTACTGGTTTTGCAAAAAGCGAATTTCTCTACGTTAAGAGGAACTATTTCTGCAAGATCATATAGAACTCCTTTGTCGAAATTTATAGGAACACATAGTAGAAAAAATGGGATAAAAGTAAGAGTAAAGAAAACAGAAGGCTTTAAAAATTCGCAAGGAAAGGAAAGACTATTCGGGAAGCCTTTTGTTGCAAATGTAGAAACAGGGCATGAAGGAACTCAACATATGGGGATTTTTCAAAGGAAAACACAAAAAGGTCGATACCCTATTGAACAGCTTTATACCGTCAGCATCTCTGAAATGTTGGGTTCAGAAACAGTGTCAGAATATGCAGTAGAAAAAGGACAGGACTATTTAGAGCAGATTATGGCAAAAGAGGTAGATAGAATACTGAAAGGATATGTGAAATGATAGATGTAAGAATACTGGAATTAAGCATAAAAGCTCTCATAGAACCTTTGATTGAAGGACAGTTATATGATGTCTATCAAGGAGAAAAAAGAGAGATACAAATTCATACAGGAATGTTACCTCCAGATCCGGAAGAAACTATAATTCCAGCAATAACAATTAGAACAATTAAAGGTAAAAATTCACTAATGGATAAAATTTTGACAGTGATTGTTTCTATTGGAATTTTTGATAAAAGTGCTGAAAATGGATATATAAAAATTTCAGAGTTGACACAGAAAATATTTGATACTTTATTGAAAGTTGGAATATTAGAAAATAGATTTGAAATATTGCCTGAAGCTGAGTGGAGTCATCCGGAAACACAGCCATATCCTTATTACTTAGGGTTCATTAAGTTAAATGTAGTGTATGAAAAAGATTATCGAGAAGATGACAAAGATTGGCTAGATGGAGGTGAGTAAACTGGCAAAAATAAAAAAAGAAGAGATAGTGAAGGAACAAATGTCAAAAATATACATAGGTCCCACGATTTCAAAATATCATTTGTTGGAGAATAGTGTCTATTTGAATATTTATCCAAACAATGTACAAGAAGCTATACAAGAGTATCCAATTGCAGCTAAGTTATTTATAGAGATAGAAAAAATTCATGAGAGAAACAGTGAACAAAACAAGATATATTATGATTTATTAAAAGAAAAATTAGGAGGGAAATAGATGGCATTTAGACATGGAGTAACAGGAAATGAAAGTCCTACGAGATTGATTGCAGCTGTCAGTGATGGGATAACACCGGTGTATGTTGGCACAGCTCCTATCAATCTTTGTGAAAAACAATATATAAATGAACCTATGTTGTGTAGCTCATATGCAGAAGCAGTAGAATATTTTGGATATTCAGATGATTTTAAAAATTATACCCTATGTGAAGCAATTGACACTCATTTTTCAAAGTTTAATATAGGACCTATTGTTTTAATCAATGTGTTGGATCCAAGTAAACATAGAAAAGAAGTTTCTAATAAAAGTATTTCTCAAATAAATGGAATGTATTTATTAGAAGATACGGGTATTATTGCAGATACTGTGGTTATTACAAGTTCCTTTGAACATACTAAAAAATTTAATGAAAAAGGGCAATTATTACTGATTCCTAAAGAAGAAAAATCAGGAGCAATTCAAGTAAGTTATAGTACATTGGATCCATCAGCTATTAAAGCAAAAGAAATTATAGGTGGAATTGATGGAGAAACAGGAAAGAAAACCGGGTTGGAAGCGGTAGCTGATGTATTTCCAAAATATAGAAAAGTTCCAAGCTTATTATTAGCACCAAAATGGTCAACAGATTCCACAGTTGCCGCTGTTATTGAAGCAAAAGCAAGAAAAATCAATGGACATTTTCAAGCTATGGGATTGGTGGATTTAGATACTACAAAAGTGAAAAAATATGGAGATGCAACAAAAGCAAAAAATGATAATAATATTTCTTCTACTTTTTTGGATGTATCATTTCCAAAGATTGCATTGGGGAACCAACAATATCATATCTCAACACAGAAAGCAGCATTACTTCAACTATTAGCATTTAATTCAGAAGATGTGCCATTCAAATCTCCATCGAATCAGAATATGAAAGGAGATTCGTCAGTATTAGCAGACGGAACGGCAATACGGCTAGGGTTGGATGAAGCGAATTATTTAAATAGTCAAGGGATTTCTACAGTCATTAACTGGATTGGTGGATGGAGATTTTGGGGCAATAGAACATCTTGTTATCCTGCAGTATCAGATCCAAAAGATGCATTTATTGTAAGTAGAATGATGTTTAACTGGTTAATCAACTCATTAGTCTTAACCTATTGGCAAAAAGTAGACAGTCCAACAAACAAAGTTCTAATTGAGGCAATCACAGACAGTATCAATATTTGGTTGAATGGACTGGTAGCAGCAGGAAAAATAATAGGAGCAAGAGTAGAGTTTAGAAGAGCAGATAATCCGACGACAAGTCTAATCGATGGGAAAATTAAGTTCAAGCTATATTTTACTCCGGCATTGCCTGCAGAAGAAATTATATTTGACTTAGAGATTGATACCAAATACTATGAAAACTTGTTTTAGGAGGTAAAAATGGCAAAAACAATTGGAATTATTCCAGAGAAAATAATTAACTATAGATGTTTCGTTGATGGGGAAATGTCCCCTTCAGCATTGGTTGATGTAGACCTTCCTGACATTCAGTATATGTCAGAAACAATTAGTGGAGCAGGTATTGCAGGAGAAATTGATTCCCCTACTTTAGGACATTTTTCAGCATTAGAAATAGGATTAAATCTTAGAACATTGATTAAAAAAGATTTTTCTCTTTTTTCACAAAAAGTATACGCATTAGAATTTAGAGCAGCTACACAATCAACCGACATGGTAAATGGAACGATTAACAAAGGAAGATTAAAGGTTTCAGCTAGAGTAGTTCCGAAAAGCATGGCACTCGGTAAATTGGAAGTAGGAAAGCCATCCGGATCGAATCAGAAGTTTGCATGTCACTATTTGAAAGTAGAAGTAGATGGAGAAACTGTGCTTGAAATCGATAAAATCAACATGATATTTAATGTAAACGGAACGGATTTACTGGCAGAAGTTCGAGATGCTATGGGAATGTAGGAGGAGTTTATGAAATTACAAAAAAAAATAAAATGTATAAAAAATGGAAAAGAGTTTGAAACAGATGAAATAGAAATTAAAAAAGAAGACTTTACTCCTAAGATCTTATTAGAAGCGGAAAGAGAATTTCTAATGACAGGGGGAGTCTTTCCTCAAGGGGATATAGAAAGTTCAAGAGCATTTCTAGCAATCGTTGCCTCTAAAATGCTTGGGTGTTCTTATGACACTATGATAGAAGAAATGACAGGATTAGAATTTTTAGAGGTTACAAATGCAGTTAAGGGTTTGTACGATGGCTTGGGTTGGGGAGCAGCTTTACTAAAAGCATTAGAAAAGCAATCTTAATCTTAAGCAAGGAAACGAAAACAGGGATAGATTACTTTATGAATATCAATTTTCAAGAATTGATAGAATGGACAGAAGATTTAGTAGAAATTCTTGAAAAACAAGCAAAATAATAAATAAGTGGTTGCTTTTTAAGGGAATTTGAGATACAATTCTTTTAAGAGGTGATGGATAATGTATAAGATAAATCATATAGAAAATCATGATGTAAAAGAAACCTTAAAAAAATACTCTACTCCCCCAAAAGAAAATAAAAGTAAGTTAAAAAATGTTTTTATTATAATATGCTTTATAGCTATTATGCTGTTTGGCTGGGGATATATTGTAGATTTTATTGAAATAGCATGGTCTTACATCTCTATGGGATTTATTTTGATAGCTTTTCTCACATTATCTGCAGTGATTAGTATATTATCATTCATATTGAAATTATTTTAAATAGTAAGAATATTTCAAAAACCACTTATCTGAAATAAGATAGGTGGTTTTTTTATTTGGAGGTTCTATGAAAGAAATAGGAATTTCTTTTGGAATAGGAGCTGTTGTTGGAGGAGCATTCTCAAAATCATTTGGCATAGCAAGTAAAGGTGTTTCTGGCTTAAATAGAGAAATTATCAATTTACAACGTTCACAACGATTACTTGCTAAATATGACAAGGATAAGAAAGCTTTATTTGAAAAAGCAAGAACAATAAAACAGACGAAGGCATCTATTGAAGAATTGAGAAAAAGTATGAAAGGAGAGCATGGACAAACAAAAGAAAATACAAAAGCTCTCTCTAATTTAGAAAAAAAATTACAAAATTTAAATAAGTCTTATTCTAAGGAGCTTACTGGAGTAAGGGAAACTGCCAAGCTTTTAAAATCAAAGAATATAGAAATAAAAAATACAGCAGAATCATATAAAGTGTTGGAAAAACAAGTACAACAGGCTACAAAAGCTACAAATCGATACAATAAAGCAGCAAGCTTAGATAAATCTGCAGGAAGAATATCTAAAATAGGAGGAAAAGCGATTACAGCCGGAGTAGCCGGTTTAGGTTTATTATACAAACCGATTCAACAGGCGATAAAAGCTGAAGGGGCATTTGCAGACGTCAAGAAACAGTTTGATTTTGATAATAAAGAGGAAGAAGATAAATTCAAAAAAGAATTGCATAAAATTATTACAGAGAAAAAAATTGCAATCAGTCTTGAGGAACTTTATGGAGCAGCGGCATCTGCAGGTCAATCAGGATTAAATAAAAAGGAAGCAATACAATATATTGAGTTAGCATCCAAGATTGGAATGGCATTTGATATGAATCGTGAAGAAGCAGCCAAGGCAATGTTTGAAATGAGAAATGCATTAAATTTACCTTATGATGGACTTGTTGAATTGACGGATAAAATGAACTATTTAGGTAATACTACGGGAGCAAGTGCAGCTAATATTACAGATTTTGTAAATAGAGTAGGTAATATTGGGAAAATGTCAGGTTTTTCTGCTGATAAAGTAGCTGCAATTGGGGCTAGTTTAATAGAGCAAGGTATGGATCCGGACGTAGCAGCTACAGGAGCTAAAAAAGTATTTAGTGCAATGACAAAGGGAAGTGCAGTTACAAAAAACCAAGCAGAAGTATATTCGGCTTTAGGCATCAATCCGGTACAACTTGCAAAATTGGCTCAGAATGATGCTGAAAAAGCTTTAGATACTCTATTTATGGCAATATCAAGAAAACCAAAGCATGAGCAAGGGGCAATCATGTTTCAGTTGTTTGGGGAAGAAGGAAAACGAGGAGCTGTAGCAATTGCAAGTAATCTTGAAAGAATTCACGAAAATCTATCAAAAATAAAAGGAACGGAATCTAAAGGAAGTGTGGATAGTGAGGCGGATATTAAGAGAGCCACGACAGAAAACCAAATAGAGATTTTGAAAGGAAAAGCAAGTATTGCTTTTAGTCAACTAGGAAACTTACTGTTGCCGGAAGTCAATGAAATTCTCAATTCATTTTCTAACTTACTTTCTAAAATAACGGAATTTCAAGAATTGCATCCTGAGGGATTTAAGCAGTTTATGAAATGGATTGGATACGGTTCCATTGCAATGTTAGGTTTTGGAGCTGTATTAAAGCCAGTATCATGGGGAATAAAGACATATTCTAAATACATGGAAATCGCAGGGTTTATGACTGAGCATAAATTCGGAACTAAATTATTTTCTGTAGGGAAAAAGTTAATTACTGGAGTTGGTAAAGGTGTAAAAGCAATAAAGGGCTTTGGGGCTACTTTATTAGGAAATCCATTGACTTGGTATGTCGCTGGAATACTAGCTATTGTTGCTGCAGGATATTTATTATACAAAAATTGGGATACAGTGAAGCAAGGTGCGGTTGATTTAAAAAATAAAGTAGTAGAGTTAGTCGATAAATATTGGTTTATGTTGGGACCATTGGGAGCGTTAGTAAAAGGTGGAATAGAAGTATATAGGAATTGGGACACGATAAAAGAAAAGGCTGGAGAACTAAAGGATAATATTGCTAATATGGTTACCAATATTATTTTGAAATGGGATTCATTCAAAGCTTCCACACAAGAAATTTTAGGAGATGTATTTTCTTGGATTGAAGGAAAATGGAATTCTATTAAAAATACTGGGGCTGGTGTTTTAGAATTTTATCTTGGAATTTTTTCTAAATTACAAGAAAAGTTTGACTGGTTAGTGAATAAAGGAAAATCGTTACTAGGAATTGGAGAAGAACCTAAAAATTCACCTTCGGGGAGAGCTTTGCCAAAATTTGCTACAGGAGGAATCGTTTCTAGTCCAACTATAGCATGGGTTGGAGAAGGTGGGTATTCTGAATCTATTATCCCACATGATAGAAGCAATAGAAGCTTAAATCTATGGGAAAAAACAGGGCAGATGATTGGAGCATATGATCGCAGTCAACAAAATTCTTTTCAACTTGTGTACTCCCCAACGATTCAAGCAAGAGATTTGCAAGGAGTACAACAGGAGCTTAAGAATTCAAAAGAAGAAGCTTTTCGTGAGTTCAAATCAATGATGAGAGAGTATGAAAGAGAACAAAGGAGAAGAGGATATGGAAGATAGTTGGAAATATTATTCGACACATGATGGAGATACTTGGGATTCAATAGCATATATTTTGCTAAATGATTCTAAAGCAATGAATTATCTTCAAAAATGGAATGAAGAATTTTCAGAATATTTTATATTTCCGGCAGGGATAACTTTAAGATATAAGAATTTAAAAATTATAGACATCGATGTTCCACCATGGAGGAGATAGGAATGTTTTTAGATACCGAGAAAAATATAAAAGCTGCAAGAAGAGCTTCTCTCATTGTTTTTTATGAGGGTAAAAATATATCATCAGAAATACATAATCAGTTGATTTCTTGTTCTCAAAATGATTCGATTAACGATTTGGATACTTTAGATTTAACTTTGGAAAACAGAGATGGAGTATGGTTATCTTCTTGGATGCCTTCTAAAGGAGAAGAAATTAGAATTTTGTTACAATTGGAAAATTGGGGAGAAATAGAGAGAATTGTAGCACATGATATGGGAACATTTTTTATTGATACTGTGGATTTTAGTGGTCCTCCTGATGTTGTAAACATTAAAGCAATTTCCTATGATATAAATTCCGATATAGTCGACAAAAAAGAAAATCATGTATGGGAAAATGTTGATTTTAAGACAATTTTAAATGACATATCAAAGAAACGAAAAATAGAGAATATCTGTGATATTTCTTTTAATCGTAAATATTTGCGAATTGAGCAAAAGCTACAATCAGATTTTGATTTTTTAAAAAAATTATGCGAAGAAGCCGGATATAATTTTAAGTTATTTAATAAAAAGATAATTGTATTTGAAGAAGAGAAATATGAAAAAGCAGATATAAAAAAAGTTTTTACAAAAAATCAATTAGAAAGTTATCGTTTCTACACGGAAGATACAGATACTTATTCTAGCTGCACTATTCGGTACTATGACTATAAATTAAAAAAGAATGTTGAAAAAAAGTTTAGCATAAAAGATAGAAGCTCTTATAAAAAGAAAAATAAAAGAGATCTATTGATTAACGAAGATAAACATATCACTGGGAAAAATAGGGTTGAAAAAGATAAACAATTAAAAGAAATCGCAAAAAAGGCATTAAAAGGGAAGAATAAAAAAGAATGTAAAAGTACAATCACTTTTATGGGAGAGGAAAAGTTACTATCTCCCGGAGATACTATTTTTCTAAATGACTTTGGAAAATTTTCAGGAAAATATTTGATTGATGATATAAAAATCAATTTATTAGATTATAAAATGACAGCAGAAATGCATAAAATTATGCCAATGGAGGTGGAATGATGATTCGATACGGAAAAGTCAGTAGTGTATTTCCAGAAAGAGGAACTGTGAAAGTTGTTTTTGAAGACCTGGAAATTCCATCAGCTGAAATTCCAGTTTTAATGGGGAGAACAGAAAAAACTAAATATTATTCACTTCCAAAGATTGGAGAATCAGGGATTTGTATTTTCCCTGAAAATTCATTTTTCGGATTCTATTTGGGTGCAGGGTACGATAAAGCTACTCCTGTTCCTTCCGGAGCTGGAGAGGGGGTAGATGTAACTATTTATGCTGACGGAACAGTAATAAAATATGATGAAAATAAATCAGAATTGTATATAGATTGTAAGAAAACGATTAAGATTATAGCAACAGAAATGGAGATTTCTTCACAAAAAATAAAAATAACTGGAGATGTTGACATAGATGGGACAGTCAATGTAACAAAAGATGTTGTTGCAAAAGGAGTGTCTCTTACTACTCATGTCCATTCAGGAATTAGCCCTGGAAATAGTAAAACAGGAGGTCCGGAATAATATGTTAATAGGAAGTTTAGGTAATTACATTTTTGTAGCAAGCTCTTTATATACAAAAACATTTCATTCTTTTTCAAAAGAAACTTCTGTTCGCTGGATTGAACATAAGATTATGCATGAAAAACCAAAATTACAATTTGATGGAGTTGAATTGAGTCAGATTAAATTTACTATTCATTTGAATAGATTTTTCAATGTTAATATTCAAGAAGAAAAAAAGATACTTGAGAAATATATGAAAGAAGGAAAGGTTTTGCGGTTAATTTTAGGAGGAAGAAAAATTGGTAATTATGTTATTACAAGAATATCAGAGGATCCAAAGGGATATAGTGCTTTTGGCAGTGTGACAAAAGTAGAATTAGGAGTTGAATTGAAGGAGTATAACTGATGGAAATTATGGTGAGTTCTTCAGAAATAAAAATATATAAATTTAATAGAACAATACAAGAAGAAATTGTTCAAAATATTGAAAATATAGTGACAAGAATAAGAGGAAATATTGTTTTAGCTAGGCAAAAAGGAATCGATATAAATCATGTGGATAGACCATTTGAATACATTAGAGCAGAAATTATTGCTGATTGTGTAGAAGAAATAGAAAGAGAAGAAAAAAGATTTCAAGTAGAAAGTGTTGAAGTTATAGGAGAACCAAGCCTTGCTAAGATAAAAATAAAAATCATTGGGGAGGTTGTTATATGAATGACTTCAATTTCATAGAGTTAGATACAAATGAAATAAAACAACAGAGTAAAAAGGCATATGAAGAAATTATGAAAGTAAAAATACAAGAAGGAGATCCGGCGGAAGACTTTATAGATTTTGTAGTATACATTCTATCAACCACGAAAAATTATGTTAATTTCGTAGGGAAAATGAATTTATTAAGATATTCATCAGGAAAATATTTAGATGCTCTTGGAGAATTGATGGATGTGGAAAGAATTCAGGAGCGAAGTTCTGAATGTCTAGTTGAATATACATTTTCAAAAATTTTTGATGAAGAAATAATAATTCCGAAAGGACATAAAGTGTCGAAAGGAAACTTATATTTCGAAAGTGTCGAACAGGTTCGATTAGAAATAGGAAGAAGAAAAGCAACAGGGAAAGTCAGATGTTTGCTTTCAGGAGTTATTGGAAATGAAGTTGAAATCGGAGAAATAAACACGATCATAGACGATATACCATACTTACTTTCTGTATCAAATATTACAAAAAGTACGGGGGGAGCAACGAAAGAGGGAGATAATTCTTATCGAGATCGTATTCGATTAAAGCCAAGATCTTTTTCTGTTGCAGGACCATATGGAGCATATCAATATCATACCATAACAGCTCACCAGGATATTATTGATACTCATATATATACTCCGCAAGATACTCCTGGAGTTGTAAAAGTAATTCCACTCTTATCATCAGGGAAAGTACCTTCAAGTGAAGTATTAGAGATAGTTCGTGCAAAATTAGATGATGAAAGTATTCGCCCTTTGACAGATAAAGTAGAAGTAGAAGCACCTAAGCAGCATTCTTACAATATTTCAGGAAAATATTGGATAAAAAAAGGAGAAGATGTTCTTGTTATTAAAAATAAAATTGAAATAGCATTACAAGAATATATAGATTGGCAAAAAGCAAAACTTGGAAGGGATATAAATCCAAATAAGCTAGTTCAGCTACTTATCATGGCTGGAGCAAAAAGAGTAGAGTTGAGTGATTTTTTATTTGTAAAACTGGAAAGAAATACGGTGGCGAAAGAAAACACAGTAAATTTAAAATATCAAGGAGAAGAGGATGAATAATTTACAGAACTCAGACTATTCTGAAATTTTTCCGGAGAATTTGAAAAAGTATAAAAATTTAAGGGCATTTTCTAATGTAATAGAAAAAATATTAAAAGAGTATGTTCTTTTTGATTCTGAAAAGATATCTATATTCTATACTTTAGAATTTCAGAAAGATAAAGTTTTAGATGAAATAGCTTGGTGGCTTAATGTTGATAACTATAGTACTGCTTTAGATAGAGAGATTAAGATTTCACTTATTAAAGGGGCATACTGGATTCATGCTAATAAGGGAACTAAAAAGGCAGTTATTGATCAATTAAAAAAATTAAATTATACAATTGATATTCAAGAATGGTTTGAGTATAAAGGAAAACCTTTTACATTTAGATTAGTAACGAAAAAACAAAATAATAATCCGGATGAAATAAAAAAAATTGTTCAATTGATTGATAGCTATAAAAATGTAAGAAGTATCTTGGACTCAATTGTTATATCGACTGAAAAAGAACAGAAAATTTATGTTGGAGGATATAAAAAAATTTCAGTTATGCAAATAAGGGAATGGAGATGAGTGGATGAAATTTAACGGATTGACAAACGAAGGAAAAGCATATTTAGCGAAAATAAAAACAAATCACGGAACGATAGAATTTAAAAGTATGAAATTTGGTGATGGAAGTTTATTATCTTATGAAAATCCAGAAACATTTAGGAGATTGAAGAATCAAAAATCAGAGAAAGAGATTTTAGATAAAGTTTCAAGTGGCGATACGATAACATTAAATTCTGTTGTAGATAATACAGCATTGAAGAATGGATATTATTTGAGAGAAATTGGAATTTTTGTCTCAGACCAAGGAAGAGAGATCCTATTTTTCTATATGAACGATGGAGATGAAACCTCATTTGTTCCGCCCGAAACAGATGGTCCATATAAGTCTGAAATTGGAATCAATCTGGTAATATCAAATGTAGAGAGTATTGTTGTAAATAATGAAGTTCCAGATTTGTATGTGACGAAAGCATTTGTTGAGAGAAAATTGAAAGAAAAACAAGATGTCATTGAATGGAAAAGTGGAGGGAATTTAGAAAAAACGAACCTTACGGAAAACAACTCCAACAAACTTTTTACAGCGAAGGGAGCATTAGATTTATTTAATAAATTAACTTCCTTAATTGCAGAAAAAGAACCTAAAATCTCTAAACTGAGTGGATTTAATCTATCAAAATCAGATGCAGATGATCTTGATAGTTCTACAACACTAGCTACTTCTAAAGCAGTTAAAAAGGTTAAAGATGCATTACAGAGTTTGAATTTAAGTTGGAGTAATATAACTGGGAAGCCTCATTTTGGGCTTAAATCAGGGGAATTCATGGAAGGGCATAGATTAGCAGAAAGTTTGGGAGTGAAAGAATATGGAGGCTTAATAAGTTCACCAGGTCAAAAAAAAGAGGGGAACGCTTACTATGATAGCAACACAAAAAATATGTTTTACTGTAAGCAAACAAATAGCTACACGTCTGCAAACAGTTCATATTTCGAACCGTTCGACAATAAGGAACTTCTCAATAGATTGAATAATCTACAAAGTTTTAAAGCAGAAATTATATACAATAATTTCAGTGTAGGAAAAGAATCTATATCATTCAATGTCAAGAAATACAAGTTTTTAGTAGTGATTGGACAAGATTATAACTGGAACTACTATTCAACTGGAATTATCCCTGTTTTAGATAAATTTCCGTATAATTTGGCTTTAGGTTCAGCTATTTCAGGAGCCGAAAACGACCATTTTGTTGTTCACGTTGAAGAAAATAAGATTTCAGTTACTAAAACTAGAAGTTATCATAAACAAATCTTTACTCTAATTGCTTATTATTGA